AACAGCAGATAGTACTGCTAAGGCGGTGTCAAGCGATATCGTAAGTAAATTAGACAATAAACTAGATAAACTACTATCTCTAGTTGGTTCTACTAAAACAGCAGTAAACGAAAAAAATCAAACTGAATTAGATATTGCTAAAAAGCAAATGGATGATGAGTATGATTTAAGAAAAGATAATTTGGGTAAAGAACAAAAAGAAAAATATACTCAATTAGAAAAACTTATCATACCGTTATTGATTAAATTAGCAAAATCACCAGAGGCATACATACATTGGCCTAACAGAGCTCAAGTTATTGAAGCACAAGTTAAAAAAATAATAGCAATTACAAGGGGAAAATAATGAAAAGTAATTATGACAAATGTTTGAAAACAATCTTACATCACGAAGGTGGTTATGTAAATCACCCTAAAGACCCAGGTGGCGAAACAAATCTAGGTGTTACAAAAAGAGTTTATCAAGAACATGGTGGCACTAAAGATATGAAAGACTTATTAGTCGAAGATGTAGCACCAATATACAAAAAAGGTTATTGGGATAAAATGAAAGGTGACGATTTACCTGGTGGTCTAGACCTATGTGTATTTGACTTTGGTGTAAATGCAGGACCTGGTCGTGCAGCTAAATTCTTACAATCAATGATTGGCACCACAGTTGATGGTGGCATTGGTCCTAATACTTTGGCAAAAGTTGAAGAATATGTTAGAGAAAATGGCGAACACGAAACTGTGAAAAAGTACCAAGAAATGAGACAAAAGTATTATGAACAATTATCTACTTTTGCTACTTTCGGTAAAGGTTGGACTAGACGAGTTGAGGAAACTACCAAATTAGCGCTTGACATTATCTAGAAAACCTGTTATAATATAAGTCTAAGTTAATTAAACAGGAATTATTATGAATAAGATGAACGCCTTTCTAAAGGACAATTACGACATGAAATCTTTTAGTCATGTCCCACTAACAACTCAACTACCAGAAATACATACTGAGACTATAAAAGGTAAACGCTTTTATGTTACACCAGAGGGTAAAAAGTATCCTTCAATTACAACAGTTTTATCAGGTAGAAATAATGAAGGTTTAGTTAGATGGCGTCAATCAGTTGGTAATGATGTTGCAAATCAAATAATGAGAAGTGCAGCTAAAAGAGGAACTGCTGTACACCAATTAGTTGAAGATTATTTAAATAATATAGAACTATCTAATCAAGATGTTTTACCTACAGCATTATTTACTTTACTTAAACCTGAACTAGATAATATAAATAATATTAGAATACAAGAAGGCGGCTTATACAGCGACTATTATGGTGTTGCAGGTCGTGTTGATTGTATAGCTGATTACAAAGGTGTATTATCTGTAATAGATTTTAAAACCTCTACTAAAGAGAAAAAAGAAGAATGGATAGAAAACTATTTCATTCAAGGTTCTGCCTACTGTGAAATGTACGAAGAACGATTTGACCAACCAATAGATAGAGTTGTAATTCTTGTAGTTACCGAAGATGGTGGTATACAGACATTTACAAAATCAAAAGACGATTATTTACCTTTATTAAAGACAGCAATAAAGGAGTTTAAAGAAAACAATGAAACAAACACTTAAAAATATTATTGGCATTGGTGCGATTACATTATTCTTTTATATATTATTTTCTGTTTTGAATTTTGCACAAGCAGGTGGTTTACTTGCAAACACACCACCAGTTGAGCCTCTTGAAGAACCAACACCACAATACGATTCAAGAAGAATGGTACAACAAACGATACCTGTTTTTTGTGGCGATACAAGCTTTATGTTTGAAACTTCATCAACACTAATGGAAGAATCACAAATATTAGTAGGTGAAGTAAGACAAGGGGGAACACCTTACGGTGATGTTATAGGTATATTATCTTTTGGTCATAGTATTGAAAGAGATAGTGGTACTTTTTTTATGACAATACCAAGTTTAGGACCAAATGGTGAAAGTTTAACTTGCATATTAGGTTATGGTATGAACTGGACATTTTTTGATGATGAAGGCAATAAAATTATACAACCAGATTCTCTGTGAAGGTAATGAGAGTAAATAGTATGGACCTGGGGGCAGTACCCAGCGCCTCCACCAATTCTAGATAGACCGATAAGGGGGCGAAATAGGATTGACAGCTATTAGAAATCGTACTGGAGAGGGTAGTCGGAAGACTTTAAATTTATATAAACGCAAACTTTAATGAGTATGCATTAGCGGCCTAGGTCGTTAGGGGTTTGCCAGTACCTCGCAACAGAAACTGGCACCAAACAAAAGGAGATTATTATGTTAGAAGTATTTGAAATATTATTACCAGTAGGAATACTAATGGCTTGTGCTTATGGTATTGGTTATATGTCAGGAAGTCAAGCAACAAAAGAGATTTACGACCCAAAAATAAGGCAGTCAGACCTTGACAAACTTAGAAAATTGTAGTATAATATAGATAATGAATAATTATATACAAATATACAAAGATGTTTTAGACCCTAGTTATTGTAACGACTTAATTCATAGGTTCGAAAAGAACAAAGAACACCATGAAGAACACGACCAAGGACCTATGTCATTTACACAAATTAATTTTAATCAACATTTAGAATATCAAGAAGATGTAGCACAACTATCTAATCTTTACAGTAAGTATGTAAATAAGTATAGAAAAGATTGTGCTATACACTCTACACAATGGCCTCAACAGTATGCCTTTGAACAAATAAGATTAAAAAGATATTTAGCAAACGATAAGGATGAATTTGCACCTCATGTAGATTCTATGAATATAGAGTCTGCTAAAAGATTTCTAGTATTTTTTATATATCTAGATGATAATGAAAGAGGAGAAACTAATTTTCCTCAATTGGGCCTAGCGTCACCATGTAAGCAAGGTTCTCTGCTAATGTTTCCACCTTTATGGCCTTGGGTTCATGCAGGTATGAAACCAGTTGATAAACCAAAATACATGGTAGGAAGTTATTTACATTACACATGAGCATAATTACACCAAATAAATTCGCTATGTTGGTAGAAGATATAGTAAGAAAAAAAAGAGTCAGTTATATAGACGCTGTGGTTTTATATTGTACAGAAAATCAAATAGATCCATCAACAACCAAGTCTATGATTAATAAAGGTCTCAAAGAAAAAATAGCATATGAAGCACAAGGTTTGAATATGTTAAAAGAGAAAACAGCAAAGTTACCAATATAAGGAGATAATATGACGGGAGCAGAAATAACATTAGTAATATTCGCAACACTATGGATAGTAGGAGTGCTTGAAGGATAAAAGTGAATGGTTTTGAAGTATATAAAATCTATCTGGCAATCAAACTCCACTTCACAAGTAAAAACCAATCTTACGACTTTCATAAACACAACGGTAGAACAACTGCAAGATTGGCGACCTTTACTAAAAGAAGGGATCGCTATTTCTTTCATAAGCTTAGTAAATCTTATAACGATAAGTCTATTATTGATTACTTCCTTAGTAATTTTGTGTCTAATACTAATATATGGGTTGGCGACATCATTGGCAAAACTGGTGACGATACTTATAAACAATGGTCAAAAAAATTAGAAGCATTACATTATTATTATGAACAAGACATTGATTATATTATAGAGAGAATGACAACAAAAGATATAAAATTTAATGATTTATTTTTATCAACAGGTGGTCAACATCCACCTATTGTTAAAATGTTTTTGTCAAAGAAGATAAACTTTGAGACATTAATAATACTAGACGACATACTAAAGTTTACAAAAAAACTAAACAAAGATATAACAGAGAAGGTATTGTGGCCTAAACTGTTTGATAGAATGAAAAGATATAAACCTTTTTTGTCATATAATATTACAAAATATAAAATATCTTTAAGAGACAAATTGAAGGAGATATAATGAGTGAAGATGATAAACAAGTAAAAGTACAAGTACACACATTAGGAGAAATAATCGTCAAGTTAGAAATGCCTAAAACATTTATTGATGAGATTAATAATGTCTTTGATGAAAAAGAAATAACAACAGTAGATTGGAGTACTCAACTTGCAGGTAAAATTAAGAAAGAAAAATTAGTCAATCATTTATTAGATGATAGTATAAAGGGCACTTTTCAAATGTGTTTTCAAGAATATATGAAAAGGTCAGGTTTAGTATTAGGACAAACACATCAAACAGTTTTAGATAACGCTTGGATAAATGATATGTTTGCAGGCGAATATAATCCTGCTCACTTTCATTCGAGTAAAAATAGCTTAGTAGGTCTTTCATCTGTATTATTTTTAAAAACACCTGATACATATGGTGAAGAAGTAATCAATCCTAAAACTCCATCAAACGGACATTTAGAATTTATAGG